GGCGTTAGACGTTCAGCTTTGATTAGCTTGTCTAACCTCTCCGATGGACGCATGGCTAAAGCTAAGTCAGGTGCATGGTGGGAGAAGGAAGGTCACCGTAGGCTTGCTAACAACAGTGTAGCGTATACAGAAAAGCCAGACTTTGAAGCTTTCCTTAACGAGATGCAAACACTGTATGAGTCTAAGGCGGGCGAGCGTGGTTTGTTTAGCCGTGTAGCAGCTCAGAAGATTGCAGCACGTAATGGACGTAGAGATCCTAATCATGACTTCGGAACTAACCCTTGCAGTGAGATAATTTTACGCAGTAACCAGTTTTGCAATTTATCGGAGATTGTTGTACGTGCAGATGACACACTCAAGACACTCAAGGCCAAGGCTGACATTGCTGCCATCATAGGTACACTACAGGCCACGTTGACTGACTTTAGATACTTGCGTAACTGTTGGAAGAAGAACACTGAGGAAGAGGCGTTGCTAGGCGTGAGCATGACAGGCATTATGGATCATGAAGTAACCAGTCGCTCTGACGGCTCACCTATGCTGGCTACGTGGCTAGAGGAAATTAGAGATGTTGCTGTGGCGACTAATAAGAAGTGGGCTGAGAAGCTTGGCATTAACCAGTCTACGGCTGTTACTGCTGTTAAGCCAAGTGGTACTGTTTCTCAGCTTGTTGACAGTGCTAGTGGCATTCACCCTCGCTTCTCTGAGCATTACATTCGCCGTGTACGTTCAGACAAGAAAGACCCGCTTGCAAGCTTCATGTCAGCAGCAGGGTTCCCAGTTGAACAGGACGTTATGTCAGAGACATCGTTAGTGTTTGGTTTCCCTGTGAAAGCACCCAAGGGCAGCACGACAGTGAAGATGGTAGGAGCTATGGAGCAGTTAGCACTTTGGAAGACTTACCAGAATCATTGGTGTGAGCATAAGCCAAGTATCACTGTATACTATACAGATAGCGAGTTCCTGCAAGTAGCACAGTGGATATGGGATAACTTTGACATCTGTAGCGGTATCAGTCTGTTGCCTGTAAGTGACCATACGTATCAGCAAGCTCCATATGAAGACATTACTGCTGAGAAATACGAAGAGTTACTAGCAGCAATGCCACAAGGTGTTAATTGGAATGATCTTGTATACTTCGAAAGTGAAGACAACACCACAGGATCACAAGAGTTAGCGTGTACTGGTGGAGCATGTGAGATAGTTTAGAAACTGTAGTAAACTTAGGGGCCTTGCGGCCCCTTTTTTATTGTTGTTGTTTTAATCGTCTAACCTTTCGTTATACTTCTCTGCTCCACCACCAAACCAGTTGTAGAACATAGGCCCAACTACCGGCACACCTTTTAATGCAGGCTCTAAGTTAGGATCATCCTTGGGTAACTCTTTTCCTAATGTAACTATAGCCCCAAGCATCGGCGTAGCAGGAGTAAGCGTGTTGATAATCGCGCCTTTAACATCCCCCCTTTCTAAGTACCGTTCACTAGTATACTTGTTCAAACCAAGGACACCAAGCAAAGCCCATAGGGATTTATCAGGCAAGTCTTCTGGCCTTACGTCACGCCCAAGGATCATGTCTTTAGTTGTTTGTATGCCTGTGTTAGCTACTGTCAAATAACCACTTAACAGTGCAGCGTTTTTAACAGCCGTCCCTTGGTTCCCGTCTTTCCATTCTTTGACTATTTCCCTACGAACTACGTCATACATTTTTAAAGTAAATGATTTCAGCATATAGAGGATACGACCATTAGGATTATCTAAATAAGCCTGCGGCATTTCACTCAGAGCTATAGGCTGTATGTCAGCAAGCTCGTTAAACAAATATAGTTTTACATTATCTGTAACAGTTCCTGCTTTTAAGTCTGCAACAAGACCCTCTAACTCATCACCATAGATGTCGCCTTGTCTTTTTCTGAAAGCTTGTTCTCCCTTCTGAGACTTGACCATGCTAGTTGCTTTCTTCAAAGACGCATTAATGTACGTTTCTTTACCCAGCCTGTCTACCATAGCAAAGCCTGTTCCTTTCAACATTTTACTTAAGGCAGTTGCTGTTCTTGATATATCACCACCCAGTTCTTTTGTAAGGACGTTCTCAAGACCTATGTCAATCAACTTCACAAGCTTTGTTTCAAACATAGAACTTATAGTATTTCTAAAACCTTTAAGCGCCATAGAAATAGCGGGGTCACCTAACTGAGTCAGAGCAGAGATTGGGTTTGCAATAGTCCCCATGTATCCTGTGTTACGTAAGAACGAGTTAAACTCTGCGGGACTTTGCGAGCCTCCGACAAACCTAGACTTTAGAAGCTCCTTAAGTTCGTCTTGTCGTCCTTCCGGTATGGTTCCTTTGGCTAACTCTTCATCAATAAATGTGCCAATTGATCTATCAGGATCTGTCACACCCCCAGAGCTTTCTTCCGTGGCCTTACCAAAGAACTTCCGCTTTTCTATATCATCTACAGAGCCACGTAAGTACATAGACAAAGACTCCTCTGGCGAGGCATAGTATTGTAGCTGCTCTGGCGGGACAGTACGCATAGTACGCGGCTTAAGGAAACGTGGCTTGCTGCCACTAGGATCCATTTTGTATCCACGCAGGGTAAGGTCAATAACTTCTGATCTCTCAGAAGAAGTAAGGGAGTTTGTTGCCACCTGTTTCTTTGTAGCATAGTCACTTATAGCTTTAGTTATCGAACCTTGCTCTGCTTTCCCTAGTGAAGCTCGCAGCCCATCATAATCTTTAACAAGGCGAGGAAAGTAGTTTTCAACTTTTTCAAAGGAGTGACCCGACTCTATTAACTCATCACCTGTTTTTGTAATTGTGTTTTTAACTTGGTTTACAAAAGCATTATACATGTCAGGAGAGGTTGCCTTCATTAAACCTTCGGCTGCTTTTGTGTTGCCGTTATATAGGTAGCCAGCGAGCCTACTTTTAACAGCGGGTGCTAATTCATTAAGACCTTTCAGGAAAGGCTCTACCTCTGTTAAAACTTTTTGAGTTTTTACGTGGGTGTTGAACTCATACTTACGTAGTCTGCCAAACACAGGCTCAGATATGTTACGAACTCTCGTTGAAAGAGTTCCAAGAAATTCATCAAGAGACTTGCTATACAGACGTGTAACGGCACTGTCTCTAGTGATTGCTTCTGTAATCGCTTGCTCAGCTCTTGATACTGTTGCAGGTATACGCAGTTGTTTACCCGTTGCTTTAAAAGCTGCCTCTGCTTTAGCGGGGTTAATGCCAGCGTCTGCTAGAAGTTTTGCAGGATTATCTACAGGAGCGCCAAGCGCCACTGCTTTATTAATTTCTACTTGAGCCTTGTTTGTAAGCTTCTCTGCCCCCTTGCTTGCAACCCTACGACTAACGGCTCTACCTGCTGCAACTAACGCAGGTGTACCAGCGGCTGACGCTAGGGTTGTTATGGCGGCTTTTACAGGATCAATTTCACCTGTGGTTGCAACATCTTCTGCAACACTAAAGCTTAAACCTAAAGCACCTGCACCAGCAGCCATTGCTTTGTAACCAGCACCCAAGGGAGCGAGAGACGTAGGGTCAGCAACAGCAGCAGCAAAGCCACCAACAGCGCCTGCAAGACTGTCTTCATCCTCTTCAAAGAACTGACCATACTCTTCTTGTAAGGCTCTTTCCTTGGAGCGTAAGATCATCTCACGGCGCTCTGATGGTTCTGCTTCTGCGTAACCTTCACCATACAGTTCGTCTTTCTGTTGGTAGTTTACTCCATTAAAGTCTACAGTTAAACGGCCCATTGGCAGATAAGCTTCTAAAATGTCAGCACTATAACCAATAAAGCCACTACCTGCATCCCATCCATACTTAAACTGTGTCCAAGCATTATCCTTTTCTGATCTAATTAACTTACCATCTACAACACGATCCCCAGTAGAAGCTCCTAGCGTTTGCAAGTTAGTGGAAGACATAACATCTTCGTCAGTTAAACGGTAACCCGTTTTTAAACTATCTTCTTTAGAAGAAAAAACACGAGACAACGAACCGTCAACAATAGCGTCCCCAGCTAAAGCTCCCAGACTTCTTAAGTTTTCAGAAGAGTTAATATCGTCAAGTGTTAAAGTGTACGGTTCAGACATAACTTACTACTCCTCATCAGTGACGTTATCAAATTTACCTATGGTTTCATTACCATTGTTAGTATTTGGTTCCTCCATGTTAGCCGCTTGAGCTAAAGCACCTGCTCTGCCTATTGATGAGTTGTTAGTATATATATCTTCCGCTAAAGCATATAAAGCTCTTTTCTTACTTTCATCTACTGTGTCAGGTCTATACCAAGGTTTTTTTGTTGTGATGGCTGCTTCAAGTGCGGGAGTGGTTTCAACTAAAGCATCATATGTTTCTACATCAGAATTAGAAAGGTCAGATGGTTTTGACGTTGGCTTTTCAGGAGCTTTAGCTGTCAGTTTATCTGTAGACGTTACCGCTGTCCAGCCCTTCTCCGTAGTCCGTACAAGTTGACCATCAACAACAGCGGTCTTTACAGGGTTACCCTTTGTATCATACATCATTGTAAAAGATTCAGGCTTAGCAAGCTTAGGTTGCTTAAGTAAAACACTTGCAGCAGTTTTGGTATCACCACCACTCTCAAGCCATTGAACCATGTTTTCATTACCTTGCGCTCTAGCCATCTTAAGTAGGCCGTTTCTTATACTTGTTTCTTTAGTTTTAGCAGTGTCTCTTTCAACCATTGCTTGAGCGGCAGCAGTAGACTGAGCAGCACCAGCCAGATCACCAGTAGACTGTTGTATCTTAGCAAGCTGCATCAACCCTTCAGGCGTGTCTAAGTCAAGCCCCGACAGGGCCTGCTGCATCCTCGCCTTCTGCTGCTGATCACCAGTACGTGTGTCAACACCAAACATACCACCAAGTCCCTGACGCATCATCTCCTCACGCTGTGGAGCACGAGAAGCAATACCACGGGCTAGGTTGGAACCTAAGCCACCACCTTGGATCTGTGCAGCCCTTGCCTGCCCTTGTGTACGTAGTTCTTGATCGGTTGGTAAACCAGTCATCAAACCTGTTAAATCTAATTTAGCCATTGTGTTTTTTCCTTAGTTAAAGAAATTCATCATTTCTTGCTCTCGTTGATCTGGTGTAAGAGCGTCAACTTCTTGTTGAGACATACCAGAACCACCAACTAGATTTTGCAACCAATCAGGTAAGAACTGATCAAGACCACCAAGCAAACCTGAAGCACCACCAGTGCCTCCTACAGTATTAGCCATACTCTGAAGACTAGCAAGCTTTTCATTTTGTCCTAACTCAGCAGCCTGTAAGTAACCTTCAAGACCTGTCTGTCCTAACTGCGCTTGCAAAGAAGTCCCAGCGCGGTCACCAGTACCCACAAGGTTGCTAATGTCAGTGCCCATCCCAAGCATAGAGAGTGCTTGGTTCTGAGGTAAGTAACCCGATTGTATCATTGCAGACAGGTTAGATAAGTCTAGTCCTTGTAGCTGTGAAGGCAACTGTGCAGCCTGTGTTCCAAGACCAAACAAACCGGAACCTAAACTTAAGCGACCTTGTTGTAGATTTTGTTGTAAACCCGCTGCACCCTGATCAGCACTTTGCAACGCTAAGATGTTCTGTAGCTGCTGTTGTGTTACCTGATCACCAGCCTGTTGTCCAGCTAAACCGATATTAGCAAGTGCTCCTCCACGGCTAATACCAGCAGTTTCAAGGTCTGAAGCTATACCAGCTAAACTACCAGCAGCAGAACTCGCAGTAACGCCTCTTGACAAACCTTCGCTCTGTAGTTGTGACTCAATTTGTTCAGCACTTAAGCCTAACTGAGACAACTGTGAAGCTCTTGCCTGTGCTTCAGACTGTAAACCTGAAGAAGTCCCTGCTAAGCCAGAAGCTAGTCCTGTTAACCCTGTTGCTGTTGCTAAGTTTTGCTGTTGTTCAGCCATCGCCATCTGCTGCGCTTGTAAAGCTGCTGTGTTACCTGCTTCAGCCTGTGCTTTAGCAAAAGCAAATTGTTCAGGAGTTCCGCCATACTGCGCAGTAGAGATACCTCCACGCCCTCCAGCAAATAGCTCTTCTTCCATACGTAAACGTTCACGTTCTTCATCAGGACGCTGCGTAGCTCTAATCATATCATAAAAATCAGACTGTCGTTCTTCTGGAGAGGTTAATAAGCCTTCTCCAGCAGCTCCTGCAAGAGCTGAGTACTGCGCTCGAAGTGCTTCAATATCTGAAGGTGCCTCAAGAGTATTTAAACCTTGTCGTCCTAGATTTAAAGCTTGCTGACCTAACTTACCAATTAATGCACTGGGCTGCTGTCCTAGCAAACCTTCAACTTGTCCAGCAAACTGACCACGTAACTGATTAATGTCAGCAGGCTGGCCTGCATTCCCTATCTGTGCTTGTGCTCCTGTAAGACCTATTTGCGTAAGCCCTTCTAAGCCAGTAGGTTGTCCATATTGTCCAAGCTGTTGTCCAAACAAACCACCTATAGCGCCGCGTTGTGCTGCTATAGAAGGGTCTATAGAACCTACTTGAGCTAACTGTTGTCCTGCTTGACCGTAGGCTTGTGAGCCTATCTGACCAACTTGGGGATCAAACGAACCGCCTAAGTTTCCTGCTAAAGCACCTGCTCCGCCTAGTAATTGAGACTGTAAGGCTTGCTGCTCTGGACTGAGGTTAAGGTTAAAGCCGCCTTCTGGTGTTGTTCCAACATTAGCTAGGCTACTTGTTACTGTAAAAGGTTTAAACTGTGAACCTTCGACAGCTTGAGTACCTAACCTTTCAGCACCTGCCACAGCTTCTTGACCCAAAGTTGCAAAAGCATCTTGACCTTCTTGACCAAGTAAATAACTAGAACCTACGTTAAACAAGTTACCCATTGTAGAGCCGCTGCCACTCAGTGTAGAACCACCACCAAACATAGTTGTATTTAAAGGTTGTCCTGTTGCAGTGTCGTAGTTTACTCCGCCTTTAGTGTAGTAAGCAGCCATTAGTAAGACCCTCCAGTAATTGTGTCAGCAGTCAGTGTGCCAGTTACGTTTACAGTAGCTGCTGTTATAGTCCCTGTAAAAGTAGGACTTGCTGAGTTAGCTTTAGAGTTCACAGCAGTTTGAATGTTATTAAACTCAGTATTGATTTCAGAACCCTTTACAATCTTAGCAGGGTTGCCAGAAGCTAGGGAGTCCTTAGTTGCGAAGTTAGTAGTTTTAGTATAGTTGGACATTAGATCATTCTCCCTATTAGAGCATGTATATCAATTTTCTGTATTGAAAAAGGTGAGTTATTAATTTCAGCTTCTATACCTACCGTCAGCACTGAGCCGTTACCAGAGGCATTAACTTTTGGAGTGTTAATAACAACAGCTCCTGTGTACTCAGCAGTTGTGTTGTACTCTGCTATACCATACTCAGCAGGGCTGCCACTAGCAAAAGTAAATGCTTGCTTTGTGAAGCTATCTGTGTAATCATAGCCCCAGTTTAAAGTAGTCTCTGTGTTCTGACCACCAATAATAGTCAAGTTAAACTTCTTTAAAAACTTTAAGTTTGCAGGACTTTGGAAGTCGTTAGGGTTGCTAAAGTAACGAAGCTGATACTGTGTAGTGTTGTCAAGATAGCTACCGTAGCGTATGATGCCTTCACTGTGTCCCATATACAAAGAGTCATCAGCAAACATAGTAAACGCAGCAGGCTCTAACGCTGACCAAGTAGTAACACGAAACGATCCATTCTCTAAAGGCTGACGTACATCAAAGCAATACACAAGATTACTTGACGGCAGTGTCAGCAAGTAGAAAGCGTGGATAGGGCTGTAGATAGACTTAATCTCTTCTCTATGGCCGTTAGCGTGTGCTTCTGCTTCTACAGCAGCCAGTAAGTCATTACGAACATTCATGCTTACATCACGAAGAGGTAAAGACTTTTCTTGAATGATCCTCCCTAAAGACATTATACCACGACTGGAAAGAAAAAGCAAGTCCGTTCCTGTACTTTGTATAGAATCTCTTGCAATACAACCTGTACCTTCAACTGTGTCGTGTAAGGTTAAGTCTGAAGAAGGGCTAGAAGCGCCTGTAAAGATTAATACATTTCTTTTACCGAACACCAGCAAGAAGTTGTTGTGTTCAGCAAGAGCAACCACTTCATCGTATCCGTTAGGCCACACTGTAGTTAAGTTGATACTACCTGAAGATCCACCATGCCAATCATCGCCAGCAAGCAACGAACTCCAATACACTGTATACTTGTTGTTAACAATGTCACACGACCACAGGCGTCCATAAGCAGCAAGGACATCGTTGCCTTGAGGAGGAACATTAACGCCAGAAGAAGCCAATAAAACAAGCGTTGTCGATCCTGCAATACTCTCTAAAGGAGCGTGACCGCTTTGGAAGAAGTAAACATCGTTGTTAAAAGAGACAATCTTCCAGTTGTTGTCGCTAATGGTATAACCAGCAGGTAGTGTTACTTCTGTTAAAGTAGTAGTGCCTGTAAATATCTTGTTGTTACCCGCTGAGAACACAGTGGTTACATTCAATACACTGACAAACTCAAATACGTTTTCAATACCTCTGCTAGTGCCTAAGACATCCCCACCGTTAGTAGTAACAGGTGTATAGCCCTGACGAGCACCTACGCGCCCTAGCTGATCAATAACACAGTTGTCAGCAACAGAAGCGTAAGCAGGATCTAGGCCAATAGGCGAGTCTTGAGTGTTTATACCCAAAAATCCGGGTGCTGCAATTGTAATGTTCTGTAATTGTGATCCCATTATACAGTAGTCCAAATAGTCTCTTCAGGGTGTTTAGCCGCGTCAAGTGCAACAGCATCTGACAGTGTTCTGTCGGCCAGTGCAAATAACTCTGCGGAAGATGTGCCGCCTGTCTCTCCTCGCTCTCTAGCGCCTAGTGCTGTAGCGAGCTGAACGACAGGAGAAGAAGGCACAGTCATCTTAGTAGTATCTTCTGTAAAGTCTTCTGTGCGTAGTACTACGTTAAAGTACAGGTTGTACACTCCGTCAGGAGCTGGGTAGACATCAACAGCACTATCGCCGTTAGCGTCAATACCATTCCAGCTATAGAACTGAGGAGCGCCTTTAGGTGGTGTCTCAATCAAATAAGCCGCTGTCATCCACTGTGCTGCACGATAGTCCATAAACCAATTGGAAGTATCATTAACAACGTCAAGTAGCTGTACGCGGTCAAGGGAGCCTGTAAGGTTGTAGTTAAACACGTCTGCTTGTGTAGTAACAGTTAAGGTGTTGCGTAACGCAGACCAAGCCCAAGCGTCTTCTACGGTACGTTTAGCCTCATTAACAAACTCTCCTATAAGCTTTGAGTAACTGTTTTGTCCTACCGTCTCTACTTCGTCTTCACGTAGTCTACGTAGTACGCTATTAACTAACTGTAGATATGTCATCCTAAGTACCTTCTTTGTAGTTGTGCTAGTTCAATATCACCAAGACCTACTTCTGTTTCAAAACCAAATAAGTCGTCTGTTGTTCTTGTCGGAGAAGGTACTACCTGTGTGGCAGCTCCGCTCATCATGCCGCCTGCAAACATCTTAAACAGGTCTTGCCAGTTTATGTCTGGTAGGTTTACATCTGGTAAGTCTATATCTGGTGTGCTAATATCGGGTAACTCTACGTCAGGGACTAACTCAGCAATTGCTTGTGCTAAATCTTCTGCAACATCCCCGACTGCCTGTCCTACATCTTCTACAACATCGCCAGTAACTTGGGCTACATCTTCTACAACATCGCCAGCGGGTTGAAGCACAGCATCATCAAACTCTTGCAAAGCAGGTCTAACGTATGGCTGTATAATTTCATCATCAATAGTGCTGCCAAAGTCTCCAACTACCTGACCAACGTCTTCTACAACATCCCCAGCAACCTGTGCTACATCCTCAATGACATCACCTACAGGCTGTGCTACGTCTTCTATAACGTCTCCAGCAACCTGTGCAACATCTTCTATCACAGCTCCAACAGCACTGGCTACAGCTTGTACAGGCTCTACCAAGGCTTTAACAACATCTTCAATAATGCCTAAATCAACATCAGAGCCTAGGTCAGGTGAAAAACCACCACCTTCCTCAGCGTAAGTAAGTAAACCGGAAAGCGCGGCATTGTCTAGTTCTGCCCCTTGAGCTACGTTAGCAACAACATCTTGTAGTGCTGCCTTTGCGTCATCGGCTTGAAAGACGTCCAACAACTTATCACCATCTTCTACACCTGTAAAAGCTTTGTCTATTGCGGCTTCGCCTAACATACCTACAGCAAGCGTTTCTACGTCCCCTGTTGCTCCTCCGGTGATTAAGGCTGCTGTTTGGTTATACGTTAAGTTTCCTATACCAACACCTGAAGTGGGTAAGGTAGGGCCGATACCGGCAGGGCCAGCAACGGAAGATCCGTCCACAGGTGGCTTTATTACACCCGCGGCTTCTAGTCCAGCAACACCTAAAGTAGCCCAGTCTGCTCCGTGTAGAGTCTCCCCTGACAGACCTCTAGCGGCAACCTCCAATGCACTGGAAAGACCGCCTGTTGCTATAGCCGTTCCAATTTTAAGCATTGGTATAAGGGCTGTATCACGCATCGAAACCCAAGTAGAAGTCTGGTCAGCTTGCTCGTTGTTTTGCTCACCCATCTGCCGTCTAAACAGCTCTTCGCGGGACAGTACGCCATCATCGACATTGACATTGTTGCTACCACGAAACTCCTGATCCTCAAACAACACAACTTCCTGAGCACTTTGTGGCCCAAAACCAGTACTATACCTATATAGTCTGTCCTCAGTTCCTTTTTGGCTTTTAATGAAGTAACCATAATTATCGGCGTTGTCGGGGTATTGGCGCGCCCAATCTTCCTGTAATGTAGTAGCAGCTTCGTTAAGGTACTGATCTCTAGTTAAACCACCGTCTGTGTATACATCATATAGTAAGTTGATCTTGCTGTTAGGGTCTAACTCGTTATAAACTTCTGTAAATGCGCCAGTATCCCCTGCCTTAAATAAGTCAAAAAGGCTAGAGCGTTGGTCGCTAAGGTACTCAGTCTTTAGTGGTTCAAAAGTAGCACGAAACTTGGAAGGATCGGTTAGAGCTTCGGGATCGACATCATCAATCGACATGCCTATCTCCTCAAACTGATCTTTATAATGAGCTTTAAACGCAGCTTCTTGATCAAAGTTTGACATGTCACCTAGTTGTATGTCGTCAAGACCGAGATCGGCTATGAAACTAGGATCGAGAGTAGAGTAATCTACCGGCTCTATGTACGGACGCTGCTCTGTACCATACTCACTTAGGCCATTGGGATCAGTAGGGGCAGATTCAAAGCCTCCCTGTGCAAACCACTCTGGTGAGTATAATGCAGGAGCTGTTGTAGGCTGCTCAATAGCGAAGGGATCTTCAGCAGTGTCGAACGCGCTCTCTAAAGAAACAACCTCTTCAGCTACTGGCTGTGGTGCCGGTGCAGCCATGGTCATAGTTTGGATAGGCGCTACTTTGACGCTATGCTTGCTTGTCTTAGGAGTTCCCTGCTCTACAGGCCTGCCTTGGATAGGAGCTACTACAGAAGCAACTGGCTCAGTGTTAAAACGAGGGTTTATTTTTTTCTTAACAGCCATGCTTACTTCCTCATCTGCATTATTTTATCAACTCCGCGTATACCGAAGCTAGATGATATAGCTATAAACAATAAGTACTGATACCACTCAGGTAGTTTCTCTAATGCTTCAAAAGCCGTGGCTACTCTAGCAATAATTGTAACATCATTAGCAGCAATAGCGTAGCCAACCATAAACACGGGTATCGCTAACACAATAGTCCAAAACTCATCTTTCCACGAGTCCTTAGAAGCATCAGCCATCTTAGCTTCCCAGTCAGCGTCATTCTCTATAACTGACATCTTACGAGCGTGTGTAGCTTGCTTCTCTTCAGCTTTGTTACTGAGGTAGCTTTTAGCAAGCCCTGCAACTGGGCCGATGATAGCAGTGAGTAAGCTCATTTTGTACGCCCTAGTAGACTTTGTACAGTATCAGACTCAAATATCCTAATACCTAGCCAAAGTATAGTCAGTATAGAAGCTGTTGGAGGTAGCCAAGCAGCCATTGAAAGTACAGCGGTAGAAGCTGCGGCTACGTCTAACATTTCTTTTGTGGTTTCTACCATGACAATCCCTTGCTATTTGTTTAGTGAGTAAATCAGTGCATATATAAGTACAGGTATAACTGCTATAGCTACTCCAACAATAGTTACAAACTGCTTTACTAGTTTAAGCCTATTGTGTTTTTTTAGAACAGCTACACGAGCGTCTCGCTCTCTTTCTTGCTTACAGTCCGATTGAAACTTTAAGAAGTCAGAGTACATGTCAGGGCGGCCTGCGTATATCATATGCTCTCGAAGCCACTCCTCTTGCTCTTTGATCTTCTCTAGTGCCATGAAAGCATCCAAGTCACTCTTGCCCTTGGACGCTACACGTTTGGCTATTACACTCTTGTTATCAAAGTACTTCTTAGCAACAGCGCCACACTCATACAAGTCACGGCCGTTACTTAGTGCTGTCTTTAGTACGCCGAAGGCTGCATTGGCTGCTGCTATTTCTACTAACATGTTACATCCTTATTACCAAGGTACGCCTGCTTCCTGAGTTGGGTTCTTCTCAGCGTCAATCTGAGCTGCAATAGAAGCTTCAATGCTTTCTACCTGCTCTTCGCCAAGTGAATCTTTAGTCCAGCCGATAGCCATCTCTTCAGTGATGTCAGCGTATGGAACATAGCTAGGTGATGATGGGTCAGGGGCAAAGCCACAAGTGCCGTAAGAGCTGCCTGAGTAGGTTACATCATCTACTACTTCGCTGTCGTTTGCTCGCCAGTGAGAGATGACAACTGCGCCATCGGATAGTTCGTGTTCAAGGGTTGCGATTGTCCAAGTTACTGCCATGATTAAATACCTTCTTCTAGTTGTGCAACTCTGTTGCGTAAGGATTGTATTTCTTTAATTAACATTGGGACTAGTTTTGAGTAGTCCACACCCATCATTTCTTCTGAGTCAGCATCGCCAGACACAGCTTCTGGTGCAACAGCCTGTAGCTCCTGTGCAATCATGCCGTAGTCTTGGTGAGAGCCGTCAGCTTTCCAGTCATACTTGCGTACTTGGATAGCGTCTATCTTGCTACCTGCGTCATCAGCGTCTGCAATGTTTTCTTTGAGGCGTTGGTCTGATGAGGTGTTGTAGGATGTTGCTGAGCCTGTTACACCAATACTACCTACGGTTGTGCCGTCTTTGCGGAACTCTGCAACAGTTCCATCGCTGTCCATACGATTAATGAAAAGACCTGCGTTACTTGACCTAGCCATCTGTATATGGTCGGGAGCAACCATTACACCCTCGACACCTCCAGCGCCATTAGCAGCTAAGCTAGTGTCAGTAGTACCCACCAACAGGTTGCCTGATG